AATCCTCGCGGGGCATCCAGCCAGTTTAGTTCAATGGTAGAATACACCCTTTGTACGGCTGAGAAGCGGGTTCGATTCCTGCAACTGGCTCCACTTAAGAAAGACATAATGGCAGATAGACTAGAGTTTAGTTTTGTTCGTCTAGCTAAGATTGCTTCTACTGGTGTTATTACCGTAGATGTTGATGACCCCTTCGATCAAGAGGAGATCTCCAAGAAACTCAAGGAGAAGAACTTCGCCTCGTTCGTATTTACCGCCCATGAACCGGAAGAGGAAAACTGGCAGTTCTATCCTATTGTAGAAGCTCCTATCGCTAACGATGACTAAAACAATTGATACCCTTGTTACTGACGTATACAATTTATTCGATCCTAACAAAGACCACACAGTAAATGAAGACAATCTTCAAAGTTTCACCGAAGACCTCAAAGAAGTCCTTAGGACTCGACTTGGTAAGCAAAGAGAGTTCTCTGGTCCACTGCGGTTCAGTTCTCTGGGCAAACCCGACAGACAGCTCTGGTTTGAGGCTCACCCTATCGAGGGTGGCAAGGAAGAGCTAACTCCCCAAACATACTATAAGTTCCTTTATGGTGATGTAATTGAAGCCCTCGTTCTGTTCCTCGTCAAAGAGGCTGGGCACACTGTCGAACGTCAACAAGAAGAGATAGAAGTCGAAGGTGTCAAAGGACATATCGACGCTATCATTGATGGTGTTCTGGTGGACGTTAAGTCCGCTTCTCCATATGGATACAGGAAATTCAAGGACAACACGATCCATGATGACGATCCCTTTGGGTACATCGCACAGCTATCAGGTTATGCCGACGTACTAACACCGGGTAAAGAAGCTGCTTGGTTGGCTATGGACAAGTCCTCTGCTGCTTTGTGTGTAACGAAGCTCTCGACTTCCATCATCAACGACAATAAGCCTGCTCCTCGTATCGATCATCTTAAGGAGGTGATCTCCAGTGATGTTATCCCCCCTCTATGTTATGATCCCGTGCCTGATGGCAAGTCTGGTAATTACAAGCTTCCTACTGCTTGTTCCTACTGCGCGTTTAAGAAACGTTGTCATCCTAATCTGCGTATGTTCCTGTATTCAACAGGTCCTCGCTATCTTACTAAGGTTGTAAAGACCCCAGAGGTTCGGGAAGTCACCTCAGTAGAAATCTCTGATGACGCCTAGGCAGAGACACTTACTAAGAACTTACGGAATAACAGAAGACCAATATAATGAACTTCTCAAACGTCAAGACTATAAGTGTGCCATCTGCCTTAGAGACCATACAGAATTCAAGACAAGACTGGCTGTCGATCACGATCACGTCACCGGAGAGATCAGAGGAGCATTGTGTACTCACTGTAACCACCGGCTCCTCGGGAGGCACAGAGACGCTGCTCTCGTCAGACGAATGGCCGACTATCTCGATAGAGGCACTGGTTGGTTCGTTCCTCCTAAGCCTCCCCGAAAACGAAAGAAACGTATAAAAAATGGATGAAGAAACAATCACCATCCTTAAAGATGAATATGACGAATTAATGGCTGAAAGAAAATTCTTGAGGTGTCTTAATGATGCGGGCGTAGACAATTGGGAAGGTTACGAACACGCTCAGGAAATGTATTTTGACTAATTCGAAAATACTATTTCTAGATATTGAGACAGCACCTATTAAAGCCTATGTGTGGCGGTTGTGGGACCAGAATGTTGGTCTCAACCAAATCATTGAGAATGGCGGTATTCTTTGTGTCGGCATGAAGTTCATGGACAGCCGAGTATCTTACCTGTTCTCTGAATGGGAACACGGCAAGCAGAGAATGCTGGAAGAAGTCCATGCTCTTATGTCCGAAGCTGATGCTGTTGTGACGTATAACGGGGATCGGTTCGATCTTCCTAAACTCAACGGGGAGTTCCTTCTCGCTGGATTGAAGCCTCTTCCTCCTATCACCAGTATCGATGTTTACAAAGCTGTTAAGAAGCTTGGGTTTATCTCGAATAAATTGGCTTTCATCGGCCCTCTTTTGAAGACTGGTGGCAAGCTCAAGCATGAAGGTTTTGATCTTTGGACAAAGGTAATAGACGGAGACCCAGTCGCTCAAAGGAAGATGACACGGTACTGCCTTCAAGACGTAACCCTTTTGGAGAAGGTCTACAAGAAGGTTCGCCCGTACATCAAGAACCATCCTCACATGGGAAGTACAAAGACGTTAGCTTGTGGCGCATGTGGGAGTTCCCACGTCCAGTCAAGAGGGTATCGTAGAACTAAGGCATTCAGAATTCAACGTATCCAGTGTCAATCGTGTGGTTCTTGGCAAGACGGCACGAGATCTAAGGTTTAATGGGGTGTTTGGCTTAGTGCTAGATAGGGAAGTTAAGAAGGCTCTAGTTGATCGTCTAGAGGGATGGGAGCTTATTGAGTTCCTACAAATCCCTGTAGATTATATCATCGATGCATTCGAAGATGAAATTATAGAGAATTTGGAAGACGTTCTAGAGTTTGCTAATCTAGTAGACCTAGACGAAAGTAATGAAGATAGTGAAACAAGAGAATAGTGATTATTTCTTCTGGCTTGGTGATGGTAGCGAAGCCACTCCCGTAACAGAAGAAGAGTTTTACACCGAAGTCCTAGCTTATCGTGAGCGGGAAAGAAAGTGGAGAGAAGTTGATATCGAGGGTATCGAAGGAATTGATGTTGTCTCGGGTTAAAGAGTTTTCAAATGACTCAAAGGAAAAGATTGAAACGGGTGGAACCAAGTATGACGGGGGCAAGTCTCCAATCTACCGAGGAGCCCTATCATATTTCCCTAGAGCAATTTCTGCAATTGCCGAGGTGTCCGCTTTCGGAGCTTCGAAGTATGCTTGGAACGGATGGAGGGAAGTCGACGACGGGTTTAACAGGTACTCTGATGCACTGGTACGACACCTTACCTACGAAGGACAAGGCCAGCTTCTGGACGATGATAGCGGACTACTCCACGCAGCCCATATCGCATGGAACGCCTGTGCCAGATATGAACTCCTGTTGAAGCAGTTGGAAGATGAGAAGAGAGATGGACTGGACGTTCAGTAAACTCCGAGAGACAAGAGAACCTGATTTCATCATCGGCAACAATTACCTTCGTCGATGGTGGATCATTCCTAGAAATAGGATATTTAATATCTATCTCCATGAGATCAATAAGTCAGATGATGACAGAGCCCTACATGATCATCCTTGGTGGAACTGTTCCATCATTCTTAAAGGTGGATATAAGGAAGTAACTCCTAAAGGGACGTTCCTCCGTAAAGCCGGACAGATGATCTTTCGTTCAGGTAAGTCACTCCATAGACTAGTGATCCCTAAAGGTGGACACGGTGTAACCCTGTTCATAACAGGACCCCGATATAGAGAATGGGGGTTTGCTTGTCCAAAGGGCTGGAGAACATGGCAGGAATTCTGTTCTCCTGATAACAAAGGAAAGGTCGGCAGGGGCTGCGACTAAGTGGTTAAGGGCATAAACGGGTACGACCAGAAGCAGCGTCGAAGAATACGACGCCAGAGCAGGGTTGAGAATAAGATAGCGAGGGCCTTGCGCTCTCCTATCTTCCGTCAGCGACGGATTGAAACTAATAAAGAAGAGAAATACAAGAATTATTATGAGGAAGATGAATGATTGAGATTTCACTAGAGGACGGTTACTTGACTGTTGCAGGGAGACGAGACCTTGAAATCTCAAAGAGACTCTCGCCAAATCAAACGGAGAGAATCTCAGAGATGTTTAATTCCCCTGATTTCTGGACGGTATTTACAGATAGTGTGGTCGCAAGCATTGAAGATTGATCCTAGTCGTGACGAACTACTTACTGCTTTCGGGCACGCAACACTCAAGGATCGCTACCTTCTTCCGGGGGAAGGTCCACAAGATCTCTTTGCCCGTGTCTCTGTAGCCTATGGCACAGATCAGGCTCATGCCCAACGTATCTACGACTATATGTCGAAGCTCTGGTTCATGCCAGCAACACCAATCCTTAGCAATGGGGGGACTGATCGAGGTCTCCCCATTTCCTGTTACTTGAACTCTGTTGAAGATTCCATGGGAGGCATCGCAAATGTCTGGAACGAAAACGTATTCCTCGCTAGCCGAGGAGGAGGCATTGGGACGTATTGGGGAGGAGTTAGATCGATTGGCGAGGCAGTTGGAGCCAATGGCCACACATCTGGGATTATCCCTTTCATCAAGGTCATGGATAGTCTCACTCTCGCCATCAGCCAAGGGAGCCTGCGTCGTGGCAGTGCAGCCGTGTATGTAGACATTCACCATCCTGAGATCGAAGAGTTCCTTGAAATCAGAAAACCTTCTGGAGACTTCAACAGGAAGTCTTTGAATATCCATCATGGTGTAATGATTGATGATGCGTTCATGACTGCTGTAAAAGTAGGTGGGTCGTATAATCTTCGTTCACCTAAGACGGGTGAAATCATAAGAACTGTCGATGCCCGAGCCCTCTGGGAGAAACTCCTTGAGACTCGTCTAGCAACAGGTGAACCATATGTGGTATATAGTGATACTGTTAATCGTGCTCTCCCTTCTCATCAGACCAAACTCGGATTGCGGGTAAGCACTAGTAACCTCTGCTCTGAAATTACTCTACCAACTGATGAAGATCGTACTGCCGTGTGCTGCTTGTCGTCATTGAATCTTGAAACATGGGATCAATGGAAGGATGATGACCTTTTTATTCAAGACGTAATGGAGTTCCTAGATAATGTTCTTTCTGACTTCATTATGCGAGCGCCTCAGGAGATGTCCAAAGCAGCATACGCCGCCGCCAGAGAGCGATCTGTGGGATTGGGCGTCATGGGCTTCCACTCTTACCTACAGTCAAAGGGAATTCCTTTTGAATCGGCTATGGCTAAATCCTTCAACCTCAGAGTCTTTAAGCACATTCATGAACGAGTTGATTCCGCAGATACCGTTCTTGCAGAGTCCCGAGGGTCTTGCCCTGATGCAAGAGCTGCCGATGAAGTCCGCAGGTTTTCTAACAGAACTGCCATTGCTCCCACCGCATCTATTTCCATTATCTGTGGAGGAACCTCCCCTTGCATAGAACCTATCCCGGCTAACATCTTCACACAGAAGACGTTGTCTGGTTCGTTCACTGTAAAGAACAAGTACCTTGATAGGATTATTAAGGATTATATTCTAGAACGCAGTGGTCAAGGAACTGATCTTCTCGGTGGTTACAATCATGTTTGGAATTCAATCCTTGAGAACGGTGGATCAGTCCAACATCTTACTTGGTTAACCAAGGATCAGAAGGATACTTTTAAGACAGCGTTCGAGCTTGATCAGAGATGGCTTGTAGAGTTCGCTGCGGATAGACAGAAGTTCATTGATCAGTCCCAAAGTCTTAACCTCTTCATCCCTGCTGACGTTGACAAATGGGATCTTATGATGCTGCACTTCAAGGCGTGGGAATTGGGTGTTAAGTCCCTTTACTATCTCCGCTCTAAGTCTCTTCAACGCTCTGGTTTTGCTGGTGGTGTCGAGAGAGATAACACCCTTGATCCACCGAAGGTCGAAGTAAACACAACTGATTATGAGGAATGTCTTTCATGCCAATAGGCCTACTAACTCCATCCGTAGGCTACAAGCCCTTCCGCTACCCATGGGCTTACGAGATGTGGAAGAGACAGCAACAGGTCCACTGGCTACCTGAGGAGATCCCTCTTGGCGAGGACATCAGGACTTGGAACCAGAAGCTCACAAATGAAGAGAGAGGTCTGTTGACTCAGATCTTTCGCTTCTTCACTCAGGCCGATATCGAGGTCTCTGATAACTACCAAGAGCGGTTGTCTCAGGTGTTCAAACCTACAGAGGTGAAGATGATGCTAGCGGCTTTCGCTAACATGGAGACAGTCCATATCGCCGCCTACTCTCATCTCATCGATACTCTTGGGCTTCCTGAGGTTGAATACTCTGCATTCATGGACTACGCAGCCATGAAAGACAAGCACGACTATCTGACACAGTTCAATGTAGAAACACCAGAAGATACTGCCTTGACTTTGGCTGTGTTCGGCGGGTTCGTTGAGGGGCTTCAACTCTTCGCTAGCTTTGCGATGCTCATGAACTTCCCTAGATTTAACAAGATGACTGGCATGGGGCAGATCATTTCATGGAGTATTCGCGATGAGTCCCTGCACTGTGAAGGAATTATACGACTCTATAGAGAATACGTTAGGGAGAAATGGGGGAATAGCCCACCGGAATCCCTTAGATCCCGGATCACAGAAGCATGTGCGACTATCGTTGATCTTGAGGACGCATTTATTGATAAAGCTTTTGAGCTTGGTGGAGTCCAAGGGATGGAACCTTCTGACATTAAACGGTACACTAGATATATCGGAGACTGGAGACTTACTCAACTTGGACTTAGCCCTATCTTCGGAGTAAAAGAACACCCCTTGCCTTGGCTGCCCCCTCTCATTAATGGTGTAGAACACGCTAACTTCTTTGAGACTCGGGCGACTGAGTATTCGAAGGGAGCCACTAAGGGAACGTGGGAGAACGTCTGGAGCACCTTCGATGGACGATAACAAAACTGTCACCCTATCTTATACAGAATGGCGAGACATCAAAGACGCTATTGAGAAATGGGCCGGTGAACAATACAGAGACGAAGACTATGATCGGTTCATGCGGTTATGGGACTCAATCGATTACCAAACATCTTAAATAGATAAAAGAAAAGCCCCTAGGCGGAACTCTTACGAGAACCATCTAGGGGCTATTTTTGTGTCTTCTATCGATTGAGACTATCCGCCCAATCGTGAACTATCTTAAGTCGAGCAGTATTCTCTGCACAGATATGAGCATCATCTATTGTGATAAGAATTCTGGTACTCTCACTGGAGCTGTCGCTGCCAGAGGTAGTTGTGCTGGTGCTGGACAAATCGATTGTACCGGCAGGACGCTGAGAGGCCGAGGCTTTGTAGCGCACGATACTAGCGTTAAACTTGTTAAGCAAAGAAGCGTAAGCTTCGTCAGCTTGTTTAGCTTTGAGGGCATTCTGTTGTTCCTGTTCACGGGCTTTCTGAGTTGAAATAAGAGCGGCATCTGATTGAGCCTTCTCGTAGTTGAGAATGGTTATAGAATGCGCTGAGCGCTCCTCAGAGAGGGCATTGTCCTTGGCTTGGTATCCTATATACCAACCAACGTTAGACAGCATGAGAAGGGTTCCTAGCCCAATAGAGAGGTATTTAAACATAAGTCATACACAGTTTATATTCATCAGCCCTTCGATTGATGAGCCCTTGTTTCTTTGTCTTACCAACGTAGACCCAACTATTGAAGTTAGCACACGCTGAGCGAATGTTGCCTTCCTTAAATCTCTTGGCCACAGTGGAGTAACAATACTTCGGAGTTCCGATGTTGTACGCAAGAGATGTAGTAGCGGCCAACTGATAAGGTCTGTTAGCAAGCTCAGGCGAACACTTAAGGACTTCGTCTTGAAAGTGTTTGACAGCCTTGTTTAACATCGAAAGACATTCTTGGTCTGAGTATCTCCGCATAGGGACACGGGTTTCTCCGTAACACACAGTAGGAATGCCAGCTAGATCTTTGTAAGGGTCATTTTTCTTTCCTTCATAAGTAGCGATCTTGGGGACAGCTAAGGCTAGCGCCAGAGCCGCCCCCGTGGCGATAACAGGTCGAGCCACCATTACATCCCCCTGAAGTAATCAAAGAAGAACGAACCTGCAAGGGACAGGACGACACCGAAGATAGCTGATGCAGCCCAGAAGACACCTTGCCCTTGATTCTTCAATCTGAGAATGTCATCGAGTTTCTTATTGATTTCTTTCTGAGTCTCTTGGAATGTCTCCATTTGAGTTTCCAATTTAGTAATCCTCTCGGCAAATCTAATGTCAATTTCCGCCATTGTCGTCCCCTTCATCATTAAAACTCTCGACCATTCCTAGAGGGACCTCAGCGGTTTCAGGGAAGACATTGTCGAGGAAGTACTCTTTAGTCTGTTGGTAGGCGTCTTGATGTGCCTTCTTAGCAATTTCCACCCTGTCTTCATCAGAACCGTTGATCCAGTCTTCACTGGTGATGTCTTCTGACAAGAACTGATGTTGAAGATCACCCATGATACGCTGGAACTCATTCTTCTGGTCCTCATCGAGAGGGTATTTAACCCCTCCCTCAGAGAAAGAATTAGGTGCAGCAGTCAATGGCGGATTCTTAGCAGTCGTATTCAATCTTGCGATCTCAATAGCGACAGGATCGGTGTCTGGTTTCTTCTCCTTAATAAGTTCCTTGACATCTCTACCAAAGGCGTCATATCCAAGGTTGATATCATAGGTGTTTGTACCAATACCAAACAAACCGGGGAGCGCCATCGGGACACCCTTAGCACCTTCCTCCTTAATCAGATCAGCGGCGTCTTGGAAGAACAACGGAATGAATCTCTCCATTGTAGCTTTCTTGACTTCAAACGGCTCGCCAATAGCGTTCTTGCCTTCCATATAGTCAGACACGAAAGAGGCTAGAGGGCTGAACTTATTAATACCAAACTGAAGGAA